ATTATTTGAAAAAGAAACAATTGATATTGAAAAAGATGAATCAGATTTTTGGGGAGAGTGGGAAAAAGATGTGGAAACTGATTAACTGTGGTACATATCTTTGGTTCGTGATGGAAAAGAAAAAATATTTTCATTGTGTATATAGTAACACGGGGGAGTATAAAAAATTAAAATTAAGTGAAAAAAAATATTCTCTTTACACCTCACGTGATAGAATGTATATAGCGTATTTAAAAACTTGGCCACTTGATACTGCACCATGCATACTTGATAGAAAAGCTGCAAAGTTCTATATAAAACATTGGAAAGATAAAACAAAAACAAAAAGAATGAAAGAAATTTTAAGGCAACTTAAATTGACACAGAAGCAATAATATGATATAAACATAAATATGATAGAAAAACAATTACTAACCCTTTGTTTAAAAAAAAATTTTTATAAAGAGCATAAAGGTAAATTATCCAAATCATTATTTACTAATGGTGTTGGAAATTTTTTTGAAACAATACAAAAAGCCCATGATGAATATGATACAGATTTATCATTGGATGAACTGTCCGTATTGCATACGGAAAAATATAATCCCGCCTTGACACGTGCCTCAAAGCATAATTTTAATGAATTAGTCAATGAATTAAGGGATGAACAAGAGCCAAATCAAAATGTCATCAGTGACATCATTGAATCACTGCACAGGCGTAACCTTGCTCATCGCATTGCTGTCATGGCTACGGACATATATAATGGAAAAGCAGAGAATTTTAGCACGATAAAGAATTTATTGGATAATCCTCAAATCATTGAGGAAGGCAATGAAGAGGCGGTTACATCAAATGTCAGTGAACTATTGGATTTAATTGATGTCACGACAAAATGGAAATTTAATTTGCATTCATTGCAAGAACAGGTGTCCGGCGTAGGTGAGGGCAATCTAGCAATATTTTTTGCTAGGCCAGAGACAGGCAAGACTGCCTTTTGGGTTAGTCTGGTTGCAAATGAAGGTGGTTTTGCCAGTCAAGGTGCTAAAGTGTGTGCCCTTATCAATGAAGAGCCGGCTGTTCGTACACAAATGAGACTGATTAACGCCCATACAGGCATGACACGGGATGAAATAAGGGATAATACGGCAAAAGCCAGTGAATTATGGTCTGAAATAAACGGTAATATTACGTTACTTGACACGGTGGATTGGACATTGGATGATGTTAATTCCTATTTAGACAGCCACAAGGTGGACATTCTTATCATTGACCAGTTGGATAAGGTTAATATCTCTGGTACGTTTGCACGAACGGATGAAAAACTTCGTGCCATCTATACAGGCATAAGGGAACTGGCTAAACGCCATGATATATGCGTTATAGCTTTATCACAGGCATCGGCAGATGGTCATAATAAATTAAATTTATCATTTGACATGATGGAAAATAGCAAAACAGGAAAAGCAGCAGAAGCAGATTTAATTATTGGCATTGGTAGACGAGATACAAGTGACCCTAATGAACCTATGCGACAATTAAATATTAGTAAAAATAAAATTAATGGTGTTCATGCGGAAATTACTTCGTATATTAACTCACAATTATCAAGGTATGATGTATGATAACAGTTGTTGATGTAGAAACTACCTTTGTTAAGGATAAGACAGGAAAACTAGACCCGTCACCTTTTCAAAAAGATAATCAACTGGTCAGTGTTGGCATTAATGATGAATATTTTTGCATGTTTCACAAAACATATAAAGATTTTCATCTTGCTAAAAATTATAAAGTTATACAAGGTATATTAGATAAAACTAAATTACTTGTAGGGCATAATTTAAAATTTGATTTAGCATGGCTCTATGAATGCGGATTTAAATATGAAGGCCGTGTATATGATACTATGATAGCGGAATATGTATTATTAAGAGGATTAAAAAAGAAATTATCCTTAAAAGAAATATGCAGACGCAGGAATATTACACAAAAGTCGGACATTATTGACACATATTTAAAGCAAGACATTGGTTTTGAAATTATACCTTGGAATATTGTAGAAAAATATGGAAGGCAGGATGTTAAGGCAACACAATCTTTAATAGATGACCAATTAAAGGATTTAAAATTACCCCGTAATAAAAATTTAATTGCCACTATTAAGATGATGAATGAATTTTTATTGTCCTTAATTGAAATGGAACGTAACGGCATTTACGTGGATACAAATACCCTAGAGGAAGTTGAAAAGGAATTTATAAAGGAACATGAGGAATTACGTACGTATATTGACAAAACAATATGGCATATGATGGGCGATACGCCTATTAACCCCTCAAGTCCAGAACAATTATCATGGTTAATTTATGGAAGAAAAGTAAAGGACAAGAAGCAATGGGCTAATTTTTTTAATATTGGCATTGACCCTTTTACAAAGCGAAGTAAAAAGCGACCCCGTTTATCTAAAAAACAATTTGATATGGCAGTACGAGCTTATACAAAAGATATTTATCAAACAAAAGCAGCCCAATGCAGTGATTGTATGGGTAAAGGAGTTTATCAAAAATATAAGGTTAATGGAGACCCATATAAAAATTTAACAAAATGTGATACATGCAGTGGTCAGGGTGTTATTTATCATAATGAAGATAAACTGGCAGGATTTCGCCAGAAACCAAGAGGCATTATGGATACATCAGAAGGTGGATTTAAGACGGATAAGGTTACGCTAATGAAATTATTGGATAATGCTCAACCAGATTTAGTGGATTTCATTAAAGCTATTACTAGATACAGTGCCGTGGATATGTATTTAAAAACATTTGTTACGGGTATATCAAATCATACGGATAGTAATGGATTTTTGCATCCAAAATTCATGCAATGCGTAACGTCAACAGGACGATTATCAAGTAGAGACCCTAATTTTCAAAACCAACCACGAGGGGGAACATTTCCTATACGTAAGGTGGTTAAGTCACGATTTGAAAATGGCAGTATTATAGAGATAGATTTTGCACAATTGGAGTTTAGAACGGCTGTATTTCTAGCACAAGACAAACAAGGTATGGAAGATATAAAAAATGGCGTGGATGTTCATCAATATACGGCAGATGTCATCGGTGTATCACGGCAAGATGCAAAGGCACATACCTTCAAGCCATTATATGGTGGTACTACGGGTACGGATGATGAAAAAAGATATTATACCGCCTTTAAGGAAAAATATGAGGGCATAGCTAAATGGCATGAACAATTACAAACAGATGCCATAAAATATAAATTGGTGCGGTTACCTAATGGCCGAGAATACGCATTTCCATATGCTCAAAGGCAGGTCTGGGGTGGGTCGAGCTATGGTACCCAGATTAAAAATTATCCTGTACAGGGCTTTGCTACGGCTGATATAGTGCCAATAGCATGTATAAATATTTTTAATATGATGAAAAGATTTAAACTTAAAAGTAAATTAATTAATACGGTTCATGATTCCATTGTCGTTGATGCAATGAAGGATGAAATTGATGATGTTAAATGGTGTCTGTTTAAAGGGTGCGAGGAAGTAATTGATTCATTAAAGAAACGCTATGACATAGATTTTAACATCCCGCTTGACACAGAGTTAAAGATGGGGTATGATTGGTTAAACTTAAAGGAGATATAAATGGAAACAATATTTGAATATAAAGAAAAACCAGATAATAGGGTTTGTATGCTTTATATAGCAGACAGATTATTAGAATTATCTAAAATAAAATCAAATGAAGAATTAAGAGATAAATTAAATGATTTTAGAACTGAATGCATTTATAATTTAGGTATAAATGCTTTACGTAATTATATCAAATAGAAAGGAGGTATAAATGGGTGCCATGAAATGGTTTATGATGGGTGTTGAAGAATTAATTGACCCAGATAAAACCCTGACGGAAAATATAGACATGAACAAAGACAATAAGGTTGAAGTTCGTGGAGAAAAATTTAATGTTCATACAAATGACATTGAACATGCTTATATTTCAGTAACACAAGGAGATGAACATGACTTATTCTGAGGTATTGACAGTAGGAGATTTATTTGTGGAAAATGATGACTGGGTAAATAATGAAGAAGCCTTAGTATTTCAAAAAATAGAGGATTTAATACGGGAATATAAAAAGGATAACGGCAAGCGTCCTACTGTATTATATATAAGTGAAGATGAAGAATTGCAAAGTTATTATATGTGGTTTTCTTCAACATATGGCTTAAAATATGAGAAAACTACTGGAGTAACGCATGTTGGGTAACATTGTAGAATGGACAATAACCCTTATAATCATTGGATTAATTATAATATCATTTTTATTATAAAAAAGCTTGACAAACCCCGTTAGATGTGCTAGAAGGGGTATAATCTAATTATTTACAGGAGGTAAATAAATGAATAATTTAGTAGATGTAAAAAAGATGTCAAACGCAGACATCATGAAAGCCATAGGGCAGGATGATGGGAGCAGTGTTCCATCACTTCCTCGTCTTATGATAAATAGAAACCCAGAGGACGATGATGGTCATCGTTTACCTATTGGGTCATTCAATGTGTATCACACAGGAGCAGGGGAAAATATTTATGGTAAGCCCATAACTTTTAGACCATTTCTTAGTGCGATGCAATACATGGAATACAATGTGGAGGAAGGGGCATATCTTTCCCGTTCCATTATATTTAAGAATTGGAAAGATGAACCAATTGACACCGTGGGTGGTGTTCGTTGCGGCAAGGTTCCTTTCAAGGAAAGGGCTAATCTGACTGCTGACCAACTGGCAGAGCAACGTAGCAAAAAATGTTACAGACTTGTTTATGGCTTGGTATCCTTTATTGGAAAGACAGCAGCAGGAGCAGACCATGAAGTAAAGGATTATCCCGTGCTGTGGCGTGTAACAGGGACACAATTTAATCCTGTTGGTAATGCACTGAAATCAATTAGCCAACGCAAGAA